CCGAAAACCTGTAATCATCAGTTTCATCCAGATCGATGATGTCCTCGGCGTAATGGATATGTGTTTTCCCTGCCACCAGTCCGGATAATTCGCCGCCCAATGTCTTTGCCCTGAGATCGGTCACGGTCCCGTCTGCGGCGATCTCCGCGATCTTCTGCCCGTAGTGGTTGTCGTTGACCCCGTCCTGGTAATCGCCGGGGTCGGCGTAGACGATGGAGGCCACGGCCACCCGGTCGGACCCTTGCGGCTGGAGCGCGACATCGAGGAATACTTCGGCGGGGAGGTCCGGGGCGATGGTCTGTTCAAGGTCGAGCGAGATGCGCACGCCTTCGACGTAGGCCGTGCCGGGCTGCACCTTGAACGTGCCCCCGTCGTTGACGACCAGGTAGGCGTCCCCGAAGAAGCACGCCCCTCCGTATATGTCCATGTTGGACAGCCGCTCCCGCTCGTCGATGCCCTTGAGTCGGGCGGTGAAGTCGATCTGCCAGGTGGACGCCTCGACCGTGATGGCGGTCACGTCCTGGATGCCGGAGTATTCCAGCATGAAATTCCTGGTGATGGCGTTGCCCATGGTGGGATGGGCCGTTGCCCATTTCGACAGGGTCGGCAGGTAGGTGATGGCGATGACGGTATCGTCCGCCGAGCTGTACAGCCCGACCCAATTGAAGTCGAAGTCGCCGATGTCGGAGGTCAACAGCATGGAGAACACGACCTGGTTGGGGTTGATGTACCCCTTCCCCTCCGCCGGGATGGTGTACTCGTAGACGATGTCCCCGGCGTCGGGCATGCCCTCGGTGCGGTCCACTGCGACAGCCGGATCAACGCCGTCCACGTTGGCGAGGATGAACTTGTCGATGACCAGCCCGGCTTCCTGGTTCTGCTTCAGGGCGATGAGGGCCTCGCCCGCGTTGGTGATTGCGCTGCTCATGGTGGCTCCTTACAGCTTGGCGGCGATGACCGCAGAGTCGTTGTTGAATTCGTTCAGGCGCGGGCCGATGACCAACGGCGGCACGGTCGCGCAAATCGTCTGGTAGTCGTTGTCGAAGGTTTCCAGCCTCGCGGCGATGGTCAGGGGGGTGATGATGGTCCACTCGTACCGGCGGCAGGTCCGCCCGTAGTGCTGGATGAGAACCTGCAGGAGGTCCTGGTTGTCGGCGAGCTGGGTGTCGGAGAGGTGGATGGCCAGCACGTCCCAATCGCGCCCGTCCATGCGCTCCTCGACCTCGACGTACCCGACGCCGAGGCGCTGGAATATCCGCTTGAATCCTTCCACGGACCCCGCGTCCCTGGCGTTGACATAGGCGTACTTCACGCGCTTGCGGAAGAGGTCGAGCGATTCGCCGTCGAACCTGCCTATGTCCCGCTGCCAGGCAACCAGGTTGAGGACCGATTCCGAGCAGGTTTCGGGGTCCATCTGGCTCACCGGCCACACGGCCCAGCCCATGAGCAGGCCGAACCATCTGCGGGCGGCCTCGGCGAGCTTCTTCAGCTCCGGGCCGGACATCCAGAACGGCAGGGATACGGTGGGGGTGGTTTCGTCGGCCATTTATGCCCCCAAGGTCACGGTCAGGGTTCCGAGGACGGGCAGCTCCATTTCGGACACGATGTCGCCCGTGCGGTCGAACTCGACGGACAACAGTTTCGGCAGAGCCGCGTGGAGGTCCTTGTCGAGTTGCGAAAGCGAGAACCTGGACCACGGCCAGGTCTGTGTCATGTCGAAGTCGGTGTTCTCCCTGAAGGCGCAGCGGACCCGGTCCTCCACATCCTGCAGGAGCGCGGCTTCTTCCTCCTCGGTCAGGTTGGGGATGGGGTAGACGGTGATTCCGAGGTCGTGTTGCGTCTCCGGCATGGGATAGCAGACCATGTCGTCGCCGTGGCCGTGGTTCCCGGAGTCGCGGACGTACACATTGATGTTGTCCACGAACTCCTGGGGGGGCGCGCCGGTGCCGAGCATGATAAAGCAGTTCGCCGTCCCAGGCCCGCGCGGTCCGTCATGCTCGAAGAAGAGGTAGTCGGTACGGATGCCCGCGTATTCGGCGATGATGGCCGTGTACGCAGCGTCGTGGTGGTATTGCCCCACGGCGCTGAACTGGTTCCGTGCGCGCAGTCGGAGTTCCTCGTCGGACTCTTCGTCCGAGCCGGGGGTGACCAGCCAATCGGAGAGGTTGGAGACCGACGCCACGGCGGGGTTGGGCTCGGCCAGGATGGAGTAGTATCCGGGGCCGAGATTGTAGGCCGCGCCGACCTGCTCCGCCTCGACCGGCACGGTGAAGGTCAGGGTCCCGTCCGGGCAGGTCGTGGCGGCGGTCACAACGACGCGGTAGATGTACCCGTCCAGGGTCGGGCTTTCGATCACCGCCCCGGCCTGGATCGTCAGCTCCCCGGCGGATGTCCTGCGGGTAACGGTGACGACCCCGGCGGCCTTGGTGCTGGCCTTGCGGGTCAGGTCAACCCCCCAGGCGTAGACGTCGAGCCACGTCCCCCCAGCGTACTGGAGAAACAGGTTGGGCAGGGCCGTATTGACCAGCAGGGAAACGAGCTGCTTGCACGGCTCGGTGACGATGGCCGTGATGAGTCGCCAGAACGGACTCCAGGCGGAGTCGTTGGTGATGAGGCTGCCTTCGTCCTCGTTGATCTGCTTCCACTGCGCCTCCATCTCCGCTTCGGTGGTGGGGACGCCCGCTTCCTTCAGCATGCCCTCGAACAGTTCCTGGCTCATGCGATCTCCATGGATGCGTAGATGGGGCCGTATTCTACGGTTTCAGCTTGCAGGTAGAAGACGCCCAGAGACGTCTCGGTTATCCGGCAGGTGCCGGGGACTATCCGCTCGTCGTTGTCCACCTCAAGGGTCAGCTTGACGATGTTCGCGGCCTTGTTCCGCTCATTGCGTTCTCCGACCAGCTCCACGAGCAGGCCGGTCTCGCGGATCATGTTGACGAGGTCCTGGGCGATGGAATCCCGGTCCTGGCAACGGACCGGGATTCCCCCGGCGTCCAGGGTGATGTCGTCGTCGGTCAGGAGGATGTCGAAATACTTTCCCTCGGCCATGGCTACGTCCCCGCGAAGAGCAGCTCTTCAAGGCTCTGCTTGGTCATGGGCTGCTCGGAGTTGATGGTCACCTGGCCGATGGACCGGGTATTGCTGCTGTTGTTGGACACGGTCTTGGCAATGTGGCTGGTCACCCCTCCGGGGCCGACTGCGGCCCGCCTGGGCGTTTCGAGCGACGGCGACGAGGACGGCGCGCCGGAATCGCCGAAGCCGAAGAATCCGGCCACAGCCCCGATCTTGTCTATGACCCACCCGATGGGCTCGGTGAGCGTCTTGAGGCCCCCCAGCACCACGTCGATGACCTTCATGATGGCCTGGCCCCAGGCGGAGTCCATGAACGCGGCCTTGAGGTCGTCCCACCAGTAAATGGCGGCGGCCACGGCCCCGATGAGGGCGAGGACGGCCAGGGTGATGAGTACGGCAGGGTTGGCGGCCATGGCCGCGTTGACCAGCCACAGAACGCCCTGGAAGGCGAGCATGACGCCTTTGCCGATGACCATCGCAGCCCACAATCCGAGGGAGGCGAGCTTTGAAAGCAGCGCGTGCTTGGTGAACAGGGACAATGCCCACTTCGTGGCGATAATGGACGCTTTGGCCATCCACATGGCGCTCCGGAAGGCGAGCATGACGGTCTTGCCGATGATCCCCTGCTTGGTGAACAGGGACAGCGCCCACTTCGCGGCGGTGATGGTCGGTTTCAGGCTGATCAGCCCCAGGCGGGAGAGTCCGACGACCATGTTCAGGGCACCCATCGCAGCCACAAAACCCAACACGCCCAGGACGACTTTGCCGATGAGCTTGGTGATATTTTCATACTTGCCCATCCAGGCGGTCATTCTCGCGGAGACGTCGGCCATGTAGTTGATGAGCGGGTCAAGCGCGGGGTTCAGCCCCGTTCCGATGGCCATGGTCACGCCCTTGATGCCCTGTCCGATACGCTGTAGCGGGGTGACCATGTGCGCGGCCATCTGTTCGGCCTGCTCCATGCCCTTGACCTTGCCGAGTTCGTTCATGGAGTCGGCCAGGCCGGTGGTGTCCTGCATCAGGAGCTTCAACAGGGAAGCCGCCTCGTCCGATCCGAACGCCTGTTTGAGCAGGTCGGAGTCCTTCAGCTTCGCGGCATCACCGAACTTGCCCTGAATCTTGGCCAGGATGTCCAGCATGGGCAGCATCTTGCCCTCGGAGTCCTCGAAGGACAGGCCGAGCTTATTCTGCGCCTGGCCCACTCCGGCCAGGAACGCCTTGTACTTGGTGCCGGACTCGGACCCGGACATGGTGGACTGGAGCTTGCCGAGGATGGCCATCTGTTCGACCGCGCTTATGCCCGCGACCGTGGCGTTGGCTCCCACCGAGGTGAAGGCCGCCGACATCTCGGAGCCGGTGGTCTTGAACATCTTGACCGCCGTGGCCGTCTGCCCGGTGAGCTGCTCCACCCAGTTCGCCTTGCCCATCTTGTCGGCCTCTTTCTTGAAGATGCCGTACATGGTGCCCATGTAATTGGTGATGGTCCCGGCGTCGGACTTGGTGGCCGTGGCCAGGACGTTGCCCGCGTTGGTGAAGGTGGCCAGGTCGTTGCCCTGGAGACCTCCGATGGCGGACTGGATGTCGTAGGCCGAGCGCACGAAGCCGTCCGCCGCCCGTCCGTACTTGATGGAATATTGCAGGGCCTGGGAGGACAGCCCCTTGAGCACGTCGTCACCCACGTCCAGGGAGGCGACCTCGCCCAGCGCCTGGCGCATTTCCTCCGCCGGGCTGATGAACTTGAGCAGGGAGTATCCCGCGCCGGCCACGCCCGCCGCGCCCATGCCGATCTTGCCGAAGGCCTTCTCGCTGGCGTCGGCCATCCCGCCGATGACCCGCTGCACCTTGCGGATGGGCGCGGACACGCGGTCGAGCAGGTCGATGGAGAAGGTCAGCTTTTCGAGCTTGGAACTCATGCGGCCCCCTGTTGCGGTTTGACAACATCGGGCGATTCGGCGTAGGTGTCGAAACAGGTGCTAGCTACACCTTGATCACAGGCGGCGACCACACCCGGAGTAGTGGTTTTTTCGTGCCCGACGGAGGGGGCGAAATGCTGAGATTTGTTTGCCGGGTTGGGGCCGAATACAAGACCTTTGGGGAATAAGCCCGCCGTACCTGTGACGGTAGCTACAGCCCGGCATCTCGCATTTCGTGAGAGGCCCATAGCTAGAACACAGGAGTCCTTATGTCCCATCCCGTCCGCATGACCCCGGAAGAAGCCCTGAACAGACTGTGGGAGATCGCCCACACCCTGGACGAACTGTCCGACCTGCACTCCATCGCCTTTGAGGGCGACGGGGGCATAGCCTGCGCCCTGCGCCTGCTCTACAAGCAGGCCGAGGACTGCGCCGTGTCCCTGCACCCGGTGGTGATCCCGCCCGCTCCGGCGGAGTGCTCCCGTCAGTAAGCTCATCCCGGTTCCTTTTCTCCAAGCCCCGGCCCGCGCCGGGGCTTTTTCTATCCCTTGAATGCCTTGGCGATGCCGTTGGTCACGGCCACGCTCATCTTTTCCCAATAGTCCGACTCCAGAAACAGCGCCTGCCCGAGCGAATCCTCCGACACCGGGCGGTTCCCGAACCACTTGAAGTGGAGGGCCAGGAACTGCCCGATGGCGTCGGTCCTTATTCGCTCTGCGGCGCTCTCGACTTTCCCACGGTGATGGCCAGGTCGGGGACGAACTCCTGGACCAGGTCACCGACGATCTGAACAGCGGCGCCGGGCAGCTTGAGGAGGTCGCGCAGCGCGGACTTGTCCTCGTCGTCCACGGTGCGCATGAGGAAGTTGGTCGCCGGGGCCACCTTGCTGGTGGGCTGCATCTCGTTGACGAACTTGTTGTAGGCGTCCACATCCACGGTGAAGTGGATCTCGGTGTTGTTGATCTCCAGGACGATGTTCTTCTGCATGGTTGTCTCCTCCATGGGTTATCGTTTGAGCATCTCGAACAGGGAGCGCAGGCCGAGGGTGGCGACGGCCGCCGTGCAGCCCCAGACCATGCGCTCAAGAAATTTGATTTTCACGCCGTGCGCGGCGCATTTTCGGGAGTCGTTGATCTCCTTGACGTCCTTCTGGATGTCCTTCACCCGCTCGTCGATGCGGGCGAGCATGACCTGCATGTCCTCCCGGTCCATTGCGCTCACTTTCTGGCCTCCATGAACCGGGTGAACAGGGGCATGAGGTTCTGGACCGTGCGCTCCCCGAAGAGGAATCCGAGGACCAGCACGTTCATGGCCAGGACAAGCAACCCTTCCGCCGTGTACGCCCCGGTGTCCGTTGTCATGTTGACCTTCCATGCGCTGCTGAAGATGGACCAGTCGGTGAACAGGGTGAAGCAGCCGAAGGCCGGGCGCAGGCAGCCGCGCACGAAGATGATCAGCGGGCCGATGACCGGAATGGTTTTGAGGTCCTTGGCCGTGCCCTCCAGCTCGGCGGCGCGTCTGGTGACTTCCTTGTCCGCTTCAACTGCCAGGGTGAGCAGCGCCTTTTCGCGGGCGTACTCCACCTCGCGCAGCCGGGCGGCAAGGTCCGCCTTCTCCTTGTCGCTCATGGACGGGGGGAAGTATTCCTTGACCGTGTCGGTGATGGACTTGACGATGCCGCCGCCGAGGAAGTCGGTGATCGCGGAGAAGAAGCTCATGCGGATACCTCCGAAGCGTCCCGGATGCGGACGCGGAAGGAGTCGTTGTTGAGCATGGCCAGCATGAAGCTCTTGAAGGTGTTGCCGGAGCTGAGAACCGCCCGCTGCTCTCCGAGCGCGCCGAAGTTGCGCCCCAGGAGGACGCACCCCCTGGTGTCGTCTTCGACGTTCCCGGCATGAAACAGGATGTGGGTGCGACCGGGGACGCCGGTGACCTCGAAGGTGTCGCCGTAGCGGGGCGAGTTGACCCGCCGGGCGATGTACTCGCCCTCCGGGATGCAGGACACGCCTTCGGCGTTGTCGCGGTCCTCCGGTTCGAGGGTCACGCAAAAAGCCTTTCCGTCCAGGAGGCATACCCCGAAGGTCCCGGCGTCCGATTTTTCCACGCGGATGATGTCAACGAAGGTGATCATGCGTCCTCCGACCCGGCCTGGCACCTCACGCAGAGTTCCACGCCGGGGATGGCTTTACGACGGGGTTCCGGGATGACCGCGCCGCATTCGGCGCAGGTCTCCCGGCTGGGCCTGCCGGTGTGTTTCAGGCCAGCGTTGGCGATGGCCGCTTCGCGGGCCACGCGCTCCATGTCGCTGCCGACGTCGCAGAAGTCCGCCACGGCCTAGACCAGGTCCTTGGTTTCGTCTGCGGCCAGGTACGGCACGCCGTTGATGCGAACGAAGTCCGGGCTGGTGACGTCGAAGGGGAGCTTGGAGAGGTGCTTCTCGCCGCCCTTGGAGTCGATGTCGAGCAGGGACTCGATCTTGAGCTTGCAGCCGAACGCCTCGACCTTGATTTCTTCTCCGGACGACCCCTTGGCGTAGAAAACGCAGTCGAAGGGTTCCAGCTCCCGCCACGACCCGGCGGACTTGGCGGCCTCGGAGATGAGCGACAGGCCGGTGGCGTCCACCTCGATCTCGCCGGACGCCTCGACGTCGCCCTCAACGTAACCGTTGGGCACCCCACGGTCCTTGGCCGGGGCGGAGTTGTCGGTGATGGACAGGGACGCCTTCTCCACATGGACGGACAGGTCGCCGATGTTGATGTCGAAATTCTTTCCGCCGATACGACTCATGATGACGCCTCCTATTCAGCGTAGTTGGTCAGGTCCAACAGGATGTTGCAGGTGATGGTCTTGGGGCAGTTGTAGGGCCGCACCACCATGTAGATGGAGACCGAGGTCTTGGAGGGCCAGGAGATGACGATGTCGCCGTCCTTGGGCGGCTCGATCTCGCCGGGGAACTGGATGCCCAGGATGGTGGTGGACTTGCTCATCTCGCGCAGGGGCCGCATGAAGTAGGACTCATGGTAGGCGATGGAGCTGGGGGTGGAATTCAGCTTGCGGTCGCCGATCTTTGCCACGGCCAGGGGGTAGACCTTGCGCATGGCCTTGTGGACCACCCGCAGGTTCTCGATCACCTGATAGTCGCCGCCGGGGACATCCAGGACGTTGCCATCGCCGAAGTAGACGCCGGGGTAATCCGGATACCACTGCGGCACGGTCCAGCGCCCGCCGTCCAGGGCGGCCAGGGTCGCCATGGAGACTTCCGCGTCGTTGACGTCAACGGGTTTCACGGAGCGTACCCCGACCACCGCGCCGGTGATGACGCGCATGGGGGTGTCGGCCACGGTGACCGAGGAGTCGCACAACCGCCCCGCGTAGACGCCCTGGTCGTCGTCCCAGATGGAGCAGACGGGGTTGACCTGGTCGCAGGCCAGGCCGTCCAGCAGCCCGTTCCTGGCGGTCGTGAATTCGGCCCAGGTCTCGGTTACCGGGTCGATGGGTTCGCAGGTGGGGATGAAGATCATGGGCCGCATGTACTGCCCCATGATGGATTCGGCCTTGGCGTGCATGGCCTCGATCTCGGCGGAGGTGGTCACCGGGTCGGTGATGACGATGGCCTCGCAGCTCATGTTCTCCATGGCGAAGTCCACGGCGTCGGCCCAGGTCGCGGCCTCGGCCAGGGGGATGATCGCAGCGTTCCAGTTCTGCCCGGCATTGAGCTTGGCAGCCTCCACCTGGACCTTGAGGTTGCTGTCGGCAGCGCCGAGCAGCTCGTCGAGGTCGGAGTCGTTGTTGACGTTCAGGAGCTGGCCCTCGTTAGTCCCGGCCCCGCGCCCGATGAACAGGAAGAGACGCTCGACGTCCGAGATTTCCCCCTGCAGCAGATTGAGTTTGTTGACTTGAACCGTGCCCAGCGACATGGCGTACTCCTTTTAGCGGTTGATGGCAGCCAAGGCTTCCCTGGCAATATCGTTGAGAAATTCGTTTTCCGCGCCCGGCTTCGGGCCGAGAAACGGACGGGCGGCAGGCTCGACGCTCCAGCGCTGCTTGCCGTGCTTGGACTCGTCGCGCATGGCCCGGAGGATGAGACCGGCCTGACCGCGCGACAGGTTCTCGGTGATCCACTTCACGGACACCCGGCGCAGGGTGCAGCCCTTGCCGCTCCCTCTGCGCACACGGAGCCGGTAGCCCTCGGCCAGCAGCGACTTGGCCTGGGCACGGGTGGCGGGCTTGGAGTAGTCCGGGATGCCGTAGATCTTCCTGGCCTTGTCTGCGGTCCACGGCTCGGCGATGCCGTTCTGGTGCCGGTCGGCGAGCTTGGCGGTCAGCGGGTTGCCCCAGGTTACGTCCACGCGGTCAGAGCCGCGCATGTAGGGCTTGAGGCCGCGCCCGAATCCGCGCAGCATCTTGCGCTTCTTCCGGGTGTCCTTGCGCGGCTCCATGGAGCCGCCGTGGATGCTCCGCTGCTGCCGGATGTTCGCCTTGGCGTCCTTGATGACGCTGCGGCCCATGCGCATGGTGATGTTGCGGCGGGTCCTGCGGGGCAGGGAAAGAAGGTGGAGCTGCTCGTCAAGGTGGAGCCGACCGGCGCGGTCGGTGTCCAGGCGCAGTGGGCTATTCGGCATCGGCGCTGCCCTCCATGTCGTCCAGGGATTCGGCTACGTCGATGGGGACGTCGGCCACGCGCCAGCGCCGCCCGTTGTAGGAGATGGGACCGGCCTCGTCCGGGACCAGTTCCAGCGGCTCGTCGAATTCGATGGACAGGTCTATGTCCGCTGTGCCGCGCCCCTCCAGGGTGATGTCCACCTCCGGGTCGGCAAGGCCGAGCCGGTCGCGGTCCGGATCGTTGTCTTGGAGCCATGCGGTGACGAAGGCCACGAACAGGATTCCGTCGTCCTTGTAGCCCTCGATCTGGATGACCGCGTCGTACTTGATGCGGCCCACCACGATGCCATGGCCGAGGTCGGAGCCGACCGGGACGATGACGCCCTGGTCAACAAAGGAGTGAAGCGCGCGGCCACAGGCTCCGGCGTTCTGGAGAGCAGAGGTGAGCGCCCGCAGCAGTCTCATAGCAACTCCACACAGATGCGGCCCACGCCGAGGAAGTCGGCGATGGCCTGTTGCGCGTACTCCAGGAACTTCGCCTCGGTGTCGGGACCTTCCTTGGCTTCGTTGTTGGCGGTGTCGCGTCGGTCGATGGTCGGGAACTGCCGCATGGCGTAGGCCTTGGCGTGGCTGAACACGGCCCGGCGGTAGTGGATGAGCAGCACCGACTCATCGCCGAGCTGGGGGGCGTCAACGGCGTCCAGGTTGGCGGCGGCGACGGCGGCGGTGTCGGTCGCCCTCCAGGTGGAGAGCTGCCGGTTTGCCCAGGCCATGGCGAGCTGCAGCCCGTCAACGAGGACCTCTTCGGCGTAGTCCTGGGGCAGCCTGTAGCGCGCCTGGAAGTCGGCAACGCCCAGGTCGGGCCACCATCCGTCATTGGAGACGATGGTCGTGGAGTTGGTGGTCACCTGGCCGGAGAAGCTCATGTCGTCGTGTCCTTTGTTGGCTGCCCCCGTCGGCCCGCGTCCAGGCTAGTGCCCGCGCGGACCTTGGGGGCAGCGGCGTGTGGAGGAGCTAGGCGTTGTCCTCGGAACCACCATCGGCGTCTGCCTCGGCCTCGATCTTCTTGAGCACCTCGGCCAGCACGGTCTTGACCTGGGCCTTGAGGTCCAGGGCCTTCTGGAGGTTGTCGCGGGCGGAGGCGAGGTTTCCGGCCTC